TCTCATCATCGCCGATAAGATCTCGTGACTTTTTGAGTACTTGACCATTCTCGTCAAGTATACCAAGTTCAAATGCACTAGTCTTTTTCCATGGGGTAACTAGTAGCTTTAGAAATCTAAACGCATAGAATAAATCACCTGTTCGCGAAATAATACCCATTATAGTTTACGTAACCTCTCAATAATAGTTGGATCCATAGGTACAAAAACCTTAGAATCCTCGGCTAAAAAATGTAAAAATACTAGAAATGGTTTAATCATATGCCAATGACCCCTTTCTATCTTAAACCAAATCATTTTATTCGCTGCTTCTATGCCAAATACATTGTATATAACAATAAGATGATTCAAGATCAATCTTTCTTGTAAATCTTCTGAGACTTCGTATCTTCGTAGTAATCGCTTGATATACTTAAATCTACTAAGATCTTCTTTAAACTCTTCAATATCCGCACATTGTGGATTATTATAATGATTGGCTGCGAAGAGCTCAAAGTTTTCTTTGGTAAGTTTTTCGAATATTTTCATCATGTAGTTATCTATAATAGATAATTAATCTTCTTCGTTATCCGCTTCGTAGTTAGCATCAACGTAATCGAAAAACTCTTTCTTTTTAGCACCTTCAAGTTCGGCTGGTGATTTAACACCAAATTTCTTCAAAGCAGAATCAAAGAATTTTTTATACTTTTCTTCTTTATTAGTCTCTTTAATATTAGTACCATCTTCTTTGTCGCCAGATACTTTGACTACATGCTTTGCTTTAAAGTCCTTCTCACCTTGTGCTCTAGGCTCTTCAACTTCTTTTACTGCTGGCTTTTTACCTTCCATGACTTCAAGCGCGGCAGCTGACAATTTTTGTTGAATTGAATCGTTATAGTAGTTCATTTCTATCTCCTTAATTAAAATACATAGCCGCGATAGCTGCGGTTGTTGCAGCCATTACTAACCAGAAAAATTTGTTTATTACAGTAATAGTTTGAGAATTACTTCGTACGCAATCTTCTAAACTATCCATTCTCTTAGAGATTAGTTTAATCTCTTCGGATTGTTGTTTACTAAATGCAGTCAATGTTAAAATCTTTTCCTCAGCACGCGCCAATGTAACAATAGCATCAGACATACGATCCATATTTTTTTCAATACGATCCAATCTTGCGTTCAATTCTATACTCATTTGAGCTGAAGTAATTCTGTCAGAATTTGGCATGTTTTTTTATAATCCTAAGTTTTAAGTTAGTTGTACCCTTTATTAACCTGTGGTATTCGTTTTTTGTTATATCGAATATCATACCCCTAGTTAATACCCAAGGTAGACACCTATCAAATTGAAATTGCCATCCATCACCTTCTAGGATTTCAATCTCTCTATCTTCTAAATCACAATGCCATACATATTCGGCGTCATCACGATTTACATCGAATTCTCTTATTTCGCCATCTTCCCAATATGGTTTACCAAAAATAATCTCCGCCACCTTGTAACCCCAACTGTTTAGCATATTTAGGCAATCTACACGCCCAATAACCTGGTGTCATTTTATCAGTCTTAGTATCACAATTATGCCTAGCGGCAAAGTTTTTAGCAGCATCCCTGTCATTAATTTTAGATGTAAGACCCCCCTTTTCATCACCAAACTCAATTTTCTTTATATTACCTGTTTCTGGATTTTTAACATATACTACATACTTCTTTTTGCCAGATGATCTTTTAGGACTATTTAATTCAGGTCCCTCAATTAATGGACTTTCAAGTGGCACAGTAATACCTTCGTATATACCAAAACTTCTTTCCACATGTTCATTAAAAGATATCATCTAACTTTTACCTTACCTTTATCAACATAAAGATATCCTTTACGTTGGTTAGTATTATCAAACTTTAAACCAATAATAGACCCTATCTTATTAAAAGCATTTACACTATAATCACTAGATTGTACAAATGTTTTTATATTATGTAATAGGTAATTAAGGGCATCAGTATTATTTGTTACCAATGCCGATTCTTCTAAATTATTTCTAAGGGTTTTAAAAGTTTTCATTATCCCCTTTGACCTTTCATCATTGCAGCTAACTTAGCTAAGGTTTCACGATCCTTAGGGGTAATACCTGTTAGCTTTTTATCATTAGCCATCTTTTCAAGGGAGGCCGCATATGCTGCAGTTGATTCATCAAATTCGGTAGTTTCAACGACCTTCACATAAAGATCGCCATTCCATTTCCAATCATCTTTATTAAAACCCTTTAGCTTCTTCGCCTTTTGGTATTCTGCACTAGATAATTTGCTTTGGCCAAGATTAGGTTTATTTCTTTTCTGCTTTGCCATCATTTGAGCATAGTTTTTAGGAATTTTGTATCCTGCTTCTTTAACTATTTCGGTATCTTCGCCAAGCTTTCCGCCTGCTGCTACAAATGCTGCTATAGCCATATCACGACGTTTCTTTTCGTCAGCATCTTTAAATTGTGGAGCATCAGAATCTTTGAAATCTGTTATCCATGCTTCAAGACCGTCAGATACTTTTAGCTTCTCTTCAATCTGCTCGACTTCTTCTTTTTTCATCTTAGCCCGTGTTGCAGCTCCGCGAGCTGCTGCCTTTGCTGCTGCGTTATTTGGATTTGCATCAGCTGCTTTTGCCCACGCGCTTTTCTCGTATTGATCCGGCCGCAAGCCCACAATACCTTTACGGTTTTTATACTCAAACTCTGGCATTGGTTTGCCACCAAAATCGCGAGCAGGTGTAGCTTTAGGTTTTAAAGCTTCTTCAACGTTATCTTTGCCGACTGACTCTAGCTTGACGATATCCTTAAGCTTAATATTGAACGCTTCTTTACCGATACCTACCACAAGGAAGTCTTTACCGTGATCTAGAACTTCACCAGATACTGTGTCACTTTTACCTAAAGAATTATATTTTAGAGCGTTATTAACTTTTACCTTTTTGCCCTTAGGATATTCCCTAGCAACCTTGGCGATATCACTACGTAAGCTTTCTTGTAATGCTTTAAATGTTTGCATCTATCCTCCAAATTCATGTCCTGCGACACGTTTCATTTGTTTTTTAAATTCAGTAAAACTGGGCTTTTCTTTATAGTACTTAATAGTAATCTCTGGACGATCCTTGCCTTTAATACGCCAATAATGTCCTTGATCTTTATGCTTAGGATCGGTCACCTTTACAACACGTCGCTCGTAGCCAGCTTCCCAAGTTTCAGAACCTTCACTTAAATATTCAAGGAAAGATTTCATTATTTGCCTTCATGCTTGGCCCACAAATCAGCATCTGCAGTTGTTCTAGTTTTTCCACCACTAATAAATGAATTAACACGTGCGTGTGCCCATTGCGTGGGGTTAGTTCCAGGACGATGTCCGGTTTTCCAAGCACCGTATCCTCTATCAAATACTTGCTTAAGAATTGAATATGAGATACCAGATTTATCAGACTTATCCATTAAGCTTTTCTTTACATCATCTGCTTCTACTATGTCTTTAAAACTCATCCTAGAAGTATTTTTTTCTTCATTGGGAGTTTCTTTTTTATACTTGTTTACGAGTTTATCAGAACCCTCATCACCAGCACCACCTTCTTCAACGAGTTCACTAATCTTTTCAACAGCATTTAACCAAAACTTTTTTAAGGTTTTATCAGCAAATTCAACTAAAACGTGATTAGTACCACACATAATTACTTTACCAGTCTTACCTGATTCTTTAATTTGTACGATATCTGATTCTACAAAAAGTTTGCCTTGAATATAGGCTTCTCGCTTCTCTGAGACAGGAGCAAATTTGATATGTTTACGGTAGTTATGAGATTCTTTGAGACCCATACCTTTACGTACAGCATTGAATAGATCGGTTACTTCACGGTAACCTTTTGGCATACCTTTAGCGAATGTATCTAAATCGTTGGCAGCAGCTGCCGCTCGTAGTTTAGAGGCAGACATACCAGATACGTCATCTGAATCTGGATCACGTTCACCAGCCGAAATTACTCTAATAACATCTTTAAATTGATAGAAACCATGCCTTGATTCAACACCATTATATTTGTTTAAGAGTGTTTCAAATTCATTAACTCGGTCAGAACCTGCAACCATAGTAACTTTAGTATAACCCTGATCATAGAGTTTAACGCATATATCCATTACATTTCGAATATCTGAATCA